TTCTTTCTTTTGCTCTTGAGTTAGTTCATTCAATCTCTTCTCTTCAATAATCTTAATCATTTCTTTGTGAGTCATTTCTTTCTCCTTAAATAATACGAGCAAATAATGGACTCACTACCATAACCTTAAGTTAGAGAGATATTTGTTGCCCATTACTTGGTCTTACTATTTTGATAGTTAATAATTTAAGAAAGTAAAGTATCGTTAGAATCACTCACCCTACCATTGTCTCTTGAGTTTTATTGTGTCATACTTTCATTATCTCCTATCTATACATCCGCATAACTATTCCAAGGATAGACTGAAGACCCACATCTATCTTGACAAAGAGACCAAATAGGCCACAATAAGCCCTATCATTGCCCCTATGGCTCCATATATCCTCTTATGACCTACTATATCGATATGGTTACTATTAGCTCAGACTAGACCAATATGGACCAATATGGATACTCTATGGCTTAGCCACTGGGCAACCACTGAGGCCAGAGTGACCACCATCGACCACTATTGACCCACTGTTAACCCCCATGGCCCTAGTGTTGGCCCTAGTTATGGATAATATGACCCATACGGGACAATATGGAGACCGTAATGCCACCATGGCCCTATGGGGCTAGGGGGTGCCAGAATAAAACACGGGTACTTATTATATTTATAAATTGGATCCTTAGTCTAAAGTTAGGCTTATATAAAAAAAGGGTCTAATTATGTATCACTATATGTAAAGTAACAACGTATTTAGCCTAAACTCAGCTACTGGGGACATAATTGACCCAGTTTGGTCTATACCTACCATAAAGGTATATCTTTGATACAGATACGCTAAGGTAACACTGGAAGGGTAAGGGGTGGTTTAAAGGGTTTAACTAAATACATTAAGGATACACTAAGGATCCACTATAATCCATTATGATATTATGGTAACCCCTTACCCTTTTAGGATACCTAGTATCTTTAGAATGGATAGAGGTAACCCCTGTGGCCTGTATGGCTACCCCGTGGGGATAGTCACAATGAGCCTTTAAGCAATTCATTCCACAACCAACTATTTGCATACACAGGAGGCAGCTATGTCAGATAATAAAAAAGTACCATTAGACAGAAGAAATGGTAAGCCCCATAAGGGCGTAGAAAATTTAAAATCCTGGAAGCCCGGACAAAGCGGAAACCCAAAAGGTAGACCCACTGGGGCTTTAGGGGCAAAAGGCAAACTAAAAAGAGATTTGCAAGTTATGAAATGGATGCAAGAAGACCCTGAATTGGCTGCATTAGTCGAATCTTTAGATAATACAGAAATGTTTGAAGCATTAAAAAATACTGCTTTTGCTATTTATGCTAATGATCCTACTGATATGACTAAATACGATCGAGCGTACAAGGCTGTTGCTGAAGAAAGAGAATATTCTGAAGGCAAAAAGATTAGACAAGAGGTAGATTCACGGGTTACTCAAGTGTCTGAAATGACTATTGAAGAATTAGAAGCTGAATTAGCGGATGTTACTGAAATAGATCCAAATGACTTAGACCCTCCTGAGGTTAATGCTCAGGTAGAAGGTAGCAATTTTGAAAAAATAAAAAAATAAAGGAAAATATGTATAAAATAGGAGATTTGGTAGAAAAAGTGGGCGGCGACTATACATTTGTAGGCCATGTAGTTTCAGTGTTTGAAAAGTTAAGCGGCGCAGTAAGATTGGTTGTTGAAGACGATCGCGGTGTACTTCATGTATACAGTGAAAAAATACTAAAGCTTGTAAAATGAAAAAAATTAACATATTAATACTAGGAGTTTTTATGGCAATACTATCAAAAGTGGGGGCTACCCCCGGTGTATTGTCTAATCCTCCAGAAGATAATATGGGAATAGACAATTTATACAAGGCCTTTAGTGGCGCAGAAACAGAAGCCTTTGATAATCCCTGGATAAGAACTACATTTAGGGAAGCAGAAGGTGGATCAACTGCATTTGGCCCTGTGCAATTAACTGGAAATTTAGTAAAAAATTATTTATTAAATAAACCAGAAATAATTGAAGATAAAGATTTTGCTAATAGGTACTTAATGAATGCTAGAAAATTTGCCGAGCATGGCAATAATAAAGGTAAAATACCTCATTTTAATCCTGACTATGATTATGGCGGGAAAGGGGGTTTAACTACCGAGGCAGATTATGAAAACTATTCAAAATTATCTAAAGCAATTATGAACGATTTATGGGCTAAAGCTAAAACAACAGATAACCCCCTTGAAAATATGATTAGGTATTGGAGATGGGGAGAAGGTTCGGACAAATCAAGAGACGATGATCCAGAATACTTTAAACGATTTTTTAAACATTTAGGAGCATAACATGGAAAACGCGATAGGTTTTATTATATTCGCAGCGGTGGTAGCTTTTGCATTTAGAAAGCAACTAGCACCCTTTTACAATAAATATTTTGGAGACAAAAAATGACTAAATTACTTTTAACTGACGTAGCCTCAGGCGCATACCCAGAAGTAACACCTGCAACTGATTCAGCGTGGAGTGTGGTAATTCCAGCATCACCGGCTGAGCAATCAATTACTGTTCCTGCAGGAGCCCAATTTGCTAAATTTACTTCTGATGCAAATTTTTATGCTACATTTGATGGGTCTACAGTAGCCGTACCAGGTAATTCTGCAGCTTCTGCCGCATCTGTTTCTGTTCTTAACCCAGGCGTTAAGTATATTAGATCAGTGCCCACAATTAAGTTAAACGCTACAGGGCTAGCGCACGTTACTGTAGAATTTTTTAAATAAGCAAAACTCGGGGGTTAGGAGACTAGACCGGAGGATTTTTTAATCAAAAGGAGTTAATATGTTAGAAAAAATAAAAAACGCAGCTGATGGCGCAATAGATGTTGGCATCAAGTTAATCAGCTTATCAATTGTATTGCAGATTATTTTCGGTCAGAAGGTTGCCTTCTTAACTGGAAATGTAATTGGTTCTATCCTTGATATAGTTTGGACTTTAGGCAACGCAGGTTTAGCAGGCTTAATTGCTGCTGGAATCATTTGGAAGTTGCTTGATAAAGACATAACGAACGAATTATCCAAATAACACAAAATGAAAGTGGAGATAAAAATAATTTTTATAAAAACTTAGGTCCCTCCGAACGGTGACGGTTGGCATCAGCCTAAGTAACCAACCACCTAATTTAAAGCTATTATCATATGAACTGGAGGGTCCTTATGGATAAAGATAGTAGAGAATACAAATTAAAGTTAGCAAAAGAAATTGAAATACGCAAGGCTCTTGCTAAAAAGAAAAAAGATTTAGAGTACAAAAATGACTTTAAAAAATTTTCAGAGGACAGGTTAAAAATTATAACAAAAGATGCTGCTCAAGGCTATATTCCATTTAAATTTAACGAAGCTCAACAAAAAATACATAATGCTGTTGAAAATCAGTTAAAGGAAAAAGGAAGAGTAAGGGTGCTAATACTAAAAGCTCGCCAGCAAGGTATATCTACATATACCGCTGGAAGGGTCTTTTGGAAAACCTTATATACCCCTTTTACCAGGTCAGTAGTACTTGCGCATGACAGCGCAACTTCAGACGCTTTGTTTACAATGAGTAAGCAGTTTATTGAAAGAATGCCAAAAGACACAGCTCCTGAGTTAGTTAAATCCAATGCAAAAGAAATTAAGTTTGCTCATAACGATTCGGGTTTTAGATTGTATACCGCAGGCTCCCCTGAAGCGGGGCGAGGCACTACGCCAACAATTTTGCATTGTTCAGAAGTGGCGTTTTGGCAAAATCAAGAAAAAATTCTAGCTGGGTTATTTCAAGGCGTTTCTAGCGCTGATGGCACTGAAATAATTTTGGAATCTACAGCTAATGGCGCTTCGGGCTCTTTTTACGAAATGTGGAAAAAAGCAGAGCAAGGCCTAAATGATTATGTTCCCGTATTTTTGCCGTGGTATATGACATTAGAGTATACTATGAAATCGCCAAAAGATTTTGTAAAAACCAAAGAAGAAGAAGCATTAGCTGAATTATATAATTTAACTAATGACCAACTTTATTGGAGACGAATGAAAATTGGTGAGTCGGGTGCAACAAAATTTGCTCAAGAATACCCCGCAACCTCCGAAGAGGCGTTTCAAGTATCAGGCGCAAATGTATTTGATATTGAAAAAATTGAAAAATTAAAAATTGAATCTGCCACAAGTATAAGAAGTTTTAATCCTAAAATGATGTCCTGGGATGAGCAGAGAGAAGGACACCTTGAAATATGGGAAGCCCCTAGTTTCCAAGAGAAGTATATTATTGGCGCCGACGTTGCCCTTGGAGTAGGGCAAGACTACAGTACCGCTGTAGTTATGAACTCATTTAGAGAAGTTGTTGGTTTATACCGTAATAATAAAATAGATCCTTCTGCTTTTGGCAAAGAATTATTTTATTTAGGGCGATATTTTAATAATGCACTTTTGGCTGTTGAATCTAATTCAATGGGTATAGCTACTCTTCAGAAACTGAAAGACATGACTTATGTTAATATGTACTTTCAAACAAAAATTGCTAACATATCGAACGAGGAAGGAATAAGGCTAGGCTTTAGAACAACTAGCGCATCCAAACCGGCTATTATAGGCAACTTAAAAAATTGGCTATTTGAAGAAGAATTAGATATTAAATCTTCGGTGATTATCCAAGAACTAAAAGATTATTTGTCTGACGATAAAGGCGCAACTGGCGCAAGCCCCGGATGTTTTGATGACTCAGTAATGGCTTTAGCTATTGCTTGCGAAGTCTATCGGACGCATATTGATAAGTTAACAAATGATAGAGTAGGATTTGGCAATATGTATTTGCCAGAAACTAATAACAATTGGATTTAGGAGACATTATGTCGAAAAATATTAATAAAGTAACAGATGAAGAGCTAACAGGTCTAATTAATGACGCAATTCATCAGTCAGTAGGCTCATTTTCCGATGGATCTGAAATATCAGAGGCTAGAGAAGAAGCTATTGATTACTATACCCAACAACCAA